TAACGAACCATATTTGGTTTCTGATAACATTTTAGGTATAGATGCTAACTCTAAAGTGTTTTTCCTTGATGAAATTGAAGATGAAAGGTATGAATTGATCTTTGGTGATGGTGTTTTAGGCAAAAAACTAGAAAATAACGCTGGTATTGAGGTTTCTTACATCACTACTAGTGGTCCAGAGTCTAATGGAGTGAAGACTTTTGTCTTTTCTGGTGTTATTGAGAACCCTAGTGGGGTTTCACCTAACCAATTTACTGTTACAATCAACTCTACCATCGCCTCAGCAGGTGGAGAGGTCATTGAAACGACTGATAAGATCAAATATAACGCACCGAAAACATATGGGTCACAGGATCGTGCAGTGACCTCTGACGATTATGGTGCAATCGTAAGAAATATCTATCCTGCTACTAGCGATATAATCATATTTGGTGGAGAAGATCAAGATCCACCTGATTATGGAAAAGTTTTTATAGTTTTAAAACCATCAGATGCATCATATTTGACATCTTTAACTAAAAATCAGATTGTTGAGCAGTTAAAGAAGTATGTTGTAGCATCTGTTCAACCAGTAATTGTAGATCCTGCTATTCTTCACGTTGAAATGAATAGTAAAATCTATTATGACAGTTTGCAAACAGATCAAACTCCTTCTCAAATAAGAGATAAGGTTATTGGATCTATACAAAACTATGTTGATAACTCTGATACTGAGAAGTTTAAGGGTACATTCCGTTACAGTAAGTTTATTGGAGTGATAGATGATGCGGATCGTAGTATTAATTCTAACTTGACATCTCTTTCTATGAGGAGAGATTTCTATCCTCAATTAAATTCTACTTATTTTTATGAAGTGTGTTACCAAAATGCATTTGATAGTGATTGTGATGATCCAGTTCTTTCCTCTACTGGGTTTAGGGTAACAGAACATCCTACTTATGATGTCTATCTAGAGGACAGGGATAAGAAAATTGTCCTATATAGACTAGATCCTGTGACTGGCGATAAGGTAGTCCTGGACAAGGAAGTTGGTGATATTGATTATGCGAAAGGTGAGATTATGTTACACAACATGACTATTATTAAAGGTAGTTATTTTGATAATCGTATTTCCCTAACGGTTAAACCCCTTTCTAATGATATCAAGGCACTTCGAGAGATGTATCTTGATGTTGATATAGCAAATTCCAGTTTCGTTGCGTATAAAGAGTAATGGCAGTTAAGACCAAAAGAATATCTACTCTTATTGAGTCACAGATACCTGATTTTATAACTTCAGAGTATGAATTGTTTACTAAGTTCATACAGAAGTATTATGAAGCACAGGAATTACAAGGTGGTCCTTTAGACATTATCTCTAATATACAAAAATATAGAGATATAGATTATTATGAACAAAATCTTCTTAGACAGTCTGATATCTTGGACACTAGTATTTCTGCTAGTGATGATACAATTGTATTACAAGATGCGACGAGTTTTCCAAAGAAAAACGGATACGTAAGAATTGGTGATGAGATTGTATTTTATGATACTCGTACTACTACAACACTAAGTGGTTGTGTAAGGGGTGTCAGTGGCAATACAACGCTAGGTGACCTTTATTCTGAATCAGACTATAAAACTACTACTGCTGCCCCTCACAACTCAGGAGAGAAGGTATACAACGTTAGTAACCTTTTCATCTATGCGTTTATAAAGAGTTTTGAGAATCAGTATTTGGGTTCTTTCCCTGAGAAGTATCTCAGAGGTGAAGTTGATAAGAGAACCCTTATTAAGAATATACAGAAATTTTATAAGGCAAAGGGAACTGATAGTTCCATTAAGTTTATTTTCAATACTATTATTGCGAAAGATGTAGAAAATAAACCAGAAGTTTACAAACCAAGAGATTTTACTTACAAAGCATCCAATGCTGATTGGATCAATGTATATGCTTTAAAAGCAAAAGTTGTCAGTGGTAACGCAAAAGATTTAATAGGACAGACTATTGTCCAGACTGCTACTGAAGAATATGGATATGCTTCTGCTACTGTTGACAATGTATATGCAGAAGGTACTTCTGATAATGAAGTAATATGGAATATCGTTTTAGCACCAGAAACTGTTAATGGTCTCTTCTCTGTCTCAACTAAGACTCGTCTTGAGAAAGAACTTCCTAATACTGATGGTGTCGGTAAACGTATTAATGTATTCTCTACTCAAGGATGGGATGATACTGGAGAAATCTTAATAGGTGACGAAACAATCTCATTTGATGAGAGTACAGTTTCACAATTCATCATTTCCAAACGGGATAATCCATTAACTCACGTAATTGGATCATCTGTGTACAAACCAGTACTACTTAAAGGAGCTAATGTTACTCTTTTAAGCCTTGGTGTAATATACAACTTGAATGCTACTGATACAGCAGCGTATTCAAGCCCAGGAGATAAAATACAAGTCTCCCAGCCAGGATTTGAGACTAATGATCCTAAGATCATGTTAAATGGTCAATCACGTTGGGTTCTTACTACTGGTGATGTTAATTCTTCTACACATGCTGCTGTGGAAACTGCATTGGACCAGGTAATGACCAATGTTTCTTCTATCCATGAAGATGAACAGTATTATTATATTACTAGTTCCAGTTATCCATCATATGATATTCTAGATGGATCGACTGTTACTCAAACTGTAAAGGATCAAAGATTACTTCGTCTTATAAGAAAGCAAGCAACAAGAACTACAGAAGTATATAAGACTCCTAAGAGAGATGTTGGAATCCTTGTAAACGGTGTCCCTGTCTACGGTTACAAGGATACAGAAAGTATAAGGTTCGGTAAACTAGAAAGTATTAATGTTAGTGTACAAGGAAGAGGGTACGTTAAACCGCCCTTTGTTCTTGTAGATGGTGTTGCAAACAAAGCACGAGCAATATTATCAGGAGAAGTTGTAGAGAGTATTGTAGTTGATACTGATGATGTATTCCCAAGAACTCCAGATATTGTTATTACATCTGGTAGGAATGGTGTAGTAAATGCTGTAGTAACACAAGGTAAGGTTACAAGCCTTACAATCGCTAATAAAGGAGAGTTTTACAGTTCTCCACCAATCGTAAGAATTCGTGACAATGCAGGTAAAGGTAGATTTGCTGAATTTAATGCAGTTCTTGATACTGAAGGTAAACTAAAAGAATTTGAAAAGGTAGATGAGGGTAACTTCTATACACAAGAGAATATAAATGTAGATATTATCCCTGTTGGAGAGAACGCTACAGGAATTCCATTACTTAAAGAATGGAACTTCAATAGGTTTGAAAAAGTTAAATCTAATTTAGATACTGAGTATGGTTATTTGTTTGAGAACTTTGATAATAATCTTTACTATGGATATGCACATGTAGCAAACCCTAAAGCACTTCGTGTTTCTCTTAATGATAATTTAAGTAATACTGGTAGTGAACCAGCAACTAAGACTCATTCACCTATCATAGGTTTTGCTTATGATGGTAACCCCATATATGGTGCATTTGGATATGAAGATCCATTAGATGCTACAACATCAATAATTAGAATGACATCTAGTTATTCTCTTAATGGTGATCGTATAGATGGTCCTTCTAAGGTAACCTATCCTTTAGGGACATTTAATAATGATTATACTTACAATCATAAGTCAGGGACTTTAGATCAGAATAATGGTAGATTCTGTGTTACTCCAGATTTTCCAAAAGGAACTTATGCATACTTCTTAACTATTGATAGTAATCAAGTACCACAGTTCCCTTATTTCTTAGGAGACAATTTCTATTCATTACCTGTAGATAGTAACTATAATTCTAAGATTAATCAGAATGATCTTCCTAAGAATGCCAAAAGATTTTATGTTGATGCTACACCTATAAATGGTGAAGGTGTAATTGCTAGTATTTCTGATATTACTCCTGGTTCTATTGATGATGTTGCTATAGAGAGGTCATCTTCTAACTTCTCAGTTAATTCAAAAGTTTATTTTGATGAAGTAGGAACAGATGGTTCGGAAGCAGAAGCAAGAGTTAAGTCTGTTAAAGGTGAAACTGTTAGTTATCTACAATCAAAAGAAAATAAGGTAGTTAAGTTAACAACAATTCAAACTGCATATCTGTTTGCTGATGATACATTAAGACAGCCATCTTCTGGTGCTTATGGTGAGATAGTAGGTACAGTTGCTAGTGATAATGACATTGTGTTGAAAAACGTACAAGGAACGTTTGATAATACAGGAACATTCTCAGCAGATATTAAGACTTTCAGTATTTTAGTTGATCAGAACAGTTCTTACACTGAAGGTGCTACTTTAAGCCTTACTGATGGTGTTAATACTCCTATAGCTACTGCTCAAGTACTAGAAGGTACATCAAGTCAGAACATACTTAAGATAAAAGTTCTTTCAGGAACATGGATTATTGATGATACTTATTATATACAATCAAGTGATCTATTCAATACTTCAGGATCTAAGATAATAACACTTACATCATTAAGTGATAATTTAGAACCCTTTATTGTCAATCAAAGTGTTGCTCTTATTGAGACATCATCTGAACATGGATTGGGTATTGGTGATAAGGTAACTATTGATATCAATCCAGATGATGATACTAAAACTAAAACTTGGTATTTAAGAAAACGTTTATATCAAGAAGTTACTTTTAAAACACCATCTAATAAGACAAAGGTTAATGATAGTGGTATTGGTAGATTTACTATATTAAATGGTGGTGCTGATTATACAGAAAATTCATATACTAATATTCCATTAACTAGTGGTAGTGGTACTGGTGCAACTGCGTCTATTACTGTATCTGCTGCTGGTGTTGTATCAAATGTTACAATACAGAATGCTGGTAGTGGATATAAGTTTGGTGATCAATTAGGAGTTGCTGATGAAAGTCTTGTAAGATCTGGTGGATCTCAAAGTACAGCAAGATTAACTATATTTGTTGATCATGCAGGTTTTGCATCTAACAATACTTCTGTTACAGTTGATGATGCTACAGGATTTGCTGTAGATGATCTTCTATTGATAGGAGATGAAGTAATCAAGATTACTGCTATTAATAGCAATACTTTATCTGTTAATAGAGGTCAAGAGTCTACAATTGCTGTTGACCACTACGATAACAAGGAAATTACTTTATATAAAGCACAATATAATTTTACTAATAATTTCCAAATAGGAGATATTGCTGGTTCTGGTTATATTAAGTCATATGATAGTACAACACAAAAAGCAACAGTTGTATTTGATTATGGTATAGAGAAGTCATCTGCTAGTTCTGTTGATATTAGTACTACGTTCTTTGACTCTAGTAATCCTAAGAGATTGGTCTCTGTTAGTGCGTTCTCTTCTATAGAGTATAAATTTGAATTCTCAGAAGATAATAGTACATTTGTACCAAACCCAGAATTAGATATACAAGAATTTTATAAGTATAAGTTCGATACGTCTCATAGTAGTCTCAGTGGGACTTACTTTGATATCAGTCCTAGTAAGAATTATAACTTAATAACTGTTGAGAAATTAGCATCAACAACATTACCAGGTAATGATGGTGCATATACAGATGTTAAGTTTGGATTTGGATCAAGATTAAAGACTAATACTTATACAACTAAGGTTGGAACTGATTTTACTAATTTCTATTACTTTGATAATAACAATATTGTTAATAGCGGTGATGGAAAATTAAAACTCATTACTGATCCACTACAAGGTACGAAGGTTATCAATTATGTTACTAGCAATCGCTTTGTATATGATTTGGTTGGCGATCCTCCTCTCTGGGACGGGTCAGGAACGATAACATATACAACTACAGGTCAATTCGCAACTGGTGAGATTAATGATTTTAAAGTTGTTAACTTAGGATCTAATTATAATAAGGTTCCTGTAGTTGTAGGTGTAGCACCTAGATCTGATTATCAGGCAGAAGCCACAGTATTATTTGATCCTGCAACTCAAGTTGTAACTAGTGTTAACATTACTAATAAGGGTTCTAATTATGTCAACCCTAAAGTTATAATTGTTGAAGATACAGGAGAAGGTGCAGCATTTGGTGCTAGTGCTTTAGATCCTGATATTCCTAGTCCTTCACCAAGAAAAAATGCTTCTTTTGAAGTTATTGCTAGAGCAGGAGAAATTTATCAGATAAATGTAACTTCTCCTGGTGAAGGATATAAATCTGCACCTAAAATAGCAATAGTAGAAGGAGATGTTAAAGCATATGTCAATAGTAGCACTATAGGCATACCTCAAAGTGTTAGATTTACTAATAACGGAAGTGCTTTCCATTTAGACAGATCTATTGCCTCTACTTTTAGTTCTCCATATACAGTATCATTAAAATCTATTAATGGAGATTTCCAAAAAGGTGAAACTGTAGTACAAAAGATTGGTAATACAGAAATTGCAAGAGCAAAGGTCTATGAGTGGAGACTAGGATCTAACCTCCTGAAACTCCAGTCCCTGACTGGGATCTTGAGGGAAGATATTGCCATTACTGGATTAGCATCAACATCTACTGGTATTGTTACTGCTGTATTCGTTACTACGTTTACTGAAGAGATTAGTAGTTTCTTTGATAATCAAGGATTCTCTAAATCTGATAGAGGAAAACTTGGTGTATCTAATCAAAGATTGATTGATAGTAATTTCTATCAGGATTATTCATATGTTATTAAGTCTAAGACTTCTATAGAGCAATGGAGAGACTTAATCAAGTCTACAACACACCCTGCTGGATTTAAACTCTTTGGTCAGGTTGATGTAGAGACTGATGCTAGTACATCTATGCCATCTGAGGTTGCTAAGGCAGATCATTTTAGTGTCATTCAACTTTGGGATCCAGAAAAGAATAAGATTACTGTTGAAAACACTTCAAGAGTAGTTACTCAAAGTATTCAGAACGTTGAGAGTCAGAGAGTTCGTAGAGGTATTGGATCTGTTGCTACATCTGATTTTAACTTCAATGAAACTCGTGCATTTGAATTTACACTCAATGGTGCATTTGATGGAACATACAATAGTGATGGTCAGTTAGTAGGTACAAAGACATTCCAAGTTCTGGACCAGAATGGAGTTCCATTCACTCCTATTAAGGAAGAATCACTTATTATAACACTTGATGGTATTCTACAAGAGCCAAAAGTAGCATACACGGTATCAGGTGACAATATTACCTTTGCACAACCACCATTAGGACCAGGCGTAAAAGCTGGTGCTACTTATGGTGGTGTTACCTTCTATGGTAAGGTATTTTACTGGAAAGCACCTGGTGCTGCTTATAATACAAGATATCTTAAGAAGATTAAAAATATATTCCAACGTAGTGGAAGGTGGTTAGATTCTGCAAATCAACTTGCAAGAAATAAAGAGTTTATTACATCTGAAGCAGTTGGATATGGTAAAGCAACTTACCCATCATTAGATTGGGCTACTAAGACTGATGACTACATCAAGGATATAGGTTTTATCATTGATGCATATGAACATGATTTAAGATTTGGTGGTAATGTTAAGACTGTTGATTATTCAACTATATTTGCTGATACTCCTTATATTAAAGATAATAAAGATGAGTCATTTAAGATATTCAAATATGCTACCAACTTAGCAAGACTTGCTATTAGAAATTGGGACTATATTGAGACTAATGCGACATATAGTACCAATACTACAACTGTCACAGTAACAGATACTAATAACTTAACAGTTGGAATGTATTTGACATCTGGTAGAGCATTCCAACCAGATACTAGAATCGCTTCTATAGACAGCTTAACTCAAATAACTGTTGATAAAACTATACTTGGTAATTCTAGTGCATCTAGTAATACATCTCCTAATAGTTTAAGTGGAACTACAAGTGGTGATGTTAATTTAGCTGGTGTAGGACAAGTCATTCTTAATGATACATATACTGTTGCTTTAGGTGATACTGTTATAATAGGTGAAGATCCTGGTGGATCACCTGAAATTATATTCCATCTTACTGGTAGAACAGATGGTATATTCTATGATGCTGCATATTTGATTGAAAGAAACAAACAGCATATTGTAGAAGAATCAACTCAAGCAATTATTGCTAGTATTACTGATTATCAAACTAACCCAACTACTTACCATCCATATGTACAGTATTATGTCGAATCTGTAATATATCATTTACGTCTTGGTGGTAATGAAAGAGTCGCTGAGATTTACAAGAGATTAGATTTTAAAAACCTACCAACAACTATAACAGGTAATCCATCAGCAGGGTTCACTACTCTATTAGATGAATGGAAGAGAGATATGTCTTCGATGTTTGTTAAAGCATCTGAGTATATGACTCTTGCTATGAGAAACTCATTACAACCAAAAGTTTACTCAACAGTAGATCCAAATCCAGATAATACTATTACAGTTGATAAGTTAGCACCTGCATGTGCTGAGGTAGCAGCTGCTTTAGATACCTTTGGTTCTATTACTAAGACAGTTCTTACAGAAGGTGAAGGTTTAGTTGTATCAACATCTATTAATGTTAATAAGACTGGTAATTGGTCAAGTACAACAACTTATGCAAATCATAATATTATTCCAGATCCTCAGTTAATTGCAAAGGATTGTGATAATGTAGTTTCTGCTGTAGATTCTTTATATGATAGTTTCCAAGATATAATAAGTGAAAGATCTGTTACTAGAAGTAATCCAGATTACGTTGATGGTGAAAATACAGATTTTGAATTGTATTGGGATGATGGTACTGCTGTAGATACTAATGAAGATGAAGATTTCTTCTTAACTATTAATGCAGTATTACAAACACCAAAATATAGTGCTGCTGTATCACCTGATTCATACTTTATTGATAGAACTAATGTACCTAACGTATTAAAGTTTAGTGTTGCTCCTATTTGGGATCAAGATCTTGGTGCTAAGAATTTAGGTGAAGCAACAGCAGTTGAGAAAGTAGTAGGTATTGGAGTTGGTAATTATAAGCGTCTTACAATCGACTACGATTTAGTAGACAATGTAAAGTCTGGTCCATTCTTAATTCTTGATGTAGAAGATGGTACTTCTCAAACTGTTGAACAGAAAGATTATCTATATGTCTTCTTAGATGGAGTTCTTCAAAGAGAAGGATATAGTTACACAATCGCAGGACCAAATATCTTCTTTAATGTTCCTATTAATAAGAAGATGAAGGTTGATATGCGTTATCTCTATGGTAGAGACGCAGGTCAAACTTTAAATATATACGACTTTGCTCCTGATACTTACTTTGCTGTTGGTACATTTGTACTAGAAACTACTTCTGCTTGGGTAGATCCTTTCCTTACTTATGCTTGGATGGGCGAGAAGGTAGGTACTGGAATACATTGCTGGCAAGTAAGAGCAAATGGAACATATAACGTTATTGGTGAGGTAAGTAGTGCATATAAGACTTCAACTACATTATCCTTTAGTATTAAATCACAGAATGCTTCTGTAGAACCAGGATTAGATCTTATCTTTGCTGTTAAGACAGATTATAGTAAGACATATACATTCCCAGAATCTCAATTTACTAATCCTACACTAACATTCCCAGTAGATTCTACTGGAAGAAAACAACTATTCAGTGATAATTCTATTTGGTTTGGTACAACATTAGGTACAACATATAGAAATCCATTTGCTTATTTGGCTAATGGAGATCTTGTAAGAGTAGAAGGTGAAGATAAATTTAGAAGAATTAAGAAAGTACCTGAAAGTACTACAAGTAAAGATGGTAGAGGTGGAGAACAATTAACAGATGATGTTTATAGTAACATTTCTGTAGAAGGGTTTAATGGTGTTACTAGAGGTGAAGGTCTTAGTGTTGTTGCAACTGTTGAAGGTGGTAAGGTTACTGCTTTAACATGGAACCGTCGTAGTTATGATCCATTAACTCAACCTACTGCATATCAATACTTCACACCTCCTGTTTTAGAATTTATTCCTGAAGATGGTACTGGTGGTGGTGCGAGAGCAGAAGTTATTGTAAGTAAAGGTCAAGTACTTAGTGTTGATCTACTTGATGGTGGTTCTGGATATACTAAAGCACCTATTGTTGTAGTTGCTAGAAGATTTGATATCTTAACTGAAAGAGATATTGGTGTATCTCTTATCAATGCTGAGATGGTTCCTCAAGTTGAAATAGGACAAGGTGCTGTTTCCGCATCTAGGATTACTATTCTTGGTACTCAGGTTCAGGGTGTTGATACCTTCACAAGTACATTATTCAATAGTCCTCATGATGTTACTAAGAAAATAACAGCAGAGATTCAAATTGATACTGATAATATTGCAGAAGGTGAATCTGGATTTGATATGCCAGTTGGTCAAGAACAACCAGGTGGTGCGAATATTGTTTACATTGAACCACAACCTGTAGAGGTTATAGGAGAAGGTGGAGCACTTCAGAATGAATATGAAGCAACTGTTGTAAGTGCAGAACTTCAAGATATTGTATCTCTTAATTCTGTTACTAAAGTTCAGAAACATATAGTTTCTACTTTAACTCACGAGATCCGAAATACTGCACTAACCAATATCAATTACTTTGAGGATGCTGCATATACTAACGTTGATACTAATATCGGTGATAGTATTGTTTATATTCCAGATACTTCTAAGTTCAATTCTAATGGACATTTATTAATAGGTAACGAGCGTATTCGTTATTGGAGGAAGTTATCTGATAGATTCCTTGCTGTTGATCGTGGATTGTATGGAACTTCTGATCAGTTCCATGCTGCTGGTACATATGTACGTCAAGTTCCAGAACTTATTTCTATCGCACCTGTTGGTATCGTTAAGATTGAATCTGAATCATCTGATGTATCAATAATAAATGCTTCTGCTGGTGCAGTAACAGAAAGTGAGTATGAACGTCAAATACAGACTCCAGCTAATACTCTATCTGATAGCAAAACTGAAATTATAGTAAAACCACCTGAGACAGGTATTGTTGATCAGTATGAAGAGATTGCTTTCCTTACCGATCCTGTCGTACAAAGGAATGGTAATTTAGTTGATCTTACTGAACCATATACTGTTACTAAGAGAGATACTACTGTAATTGAAGTTCTTAACGAAGTATTTGGTAGAGAAGTTCTACTAATTGGTGATTATATTATTGGTAATGTTGGTAGTACTATAGGAATGTATGACCAATCTGGTGTTGATGTTGGAGCAGCTGGAGTTTCTGCTCTTACTATTGGTGAGATTGATAGAATATTTGCTTCTATGACAATTAAAGACTTCATCCTAAGATCACAGTCTAATTATACGCTTTCAGGTGACTACTTCAATCTTGGTAGACCAACTACCCAGAACCCAGTGGCCATCACTAGTTCCAGTGGAACTATTGGAGGAAATGTTGTCGTACAAGACACAACTCATTGGCCAGCTACTGGCTACATATTTACGTCTGGTGGAACAGTTATACAGTACACCAGTAAAACTTCTACAACTTTTGAAGGATGTACACTCTACTCTGGACCTAATAGCATTGCTAATGGACAGGAGTTAGTTCCGTACTACCCTACATAACTCGTATAAATATAAATAACTTTGGCACAAAACACGTCGGTAAATTAAATGGCTGCTATTATATCTGATAAATTTAGGATTTTCAATGCGAAACAATTCCTTGAATCTCTCACTGAGGGTGCAACGGATGCTAGTGCGGAACGCTCTAGGATGTATTTCTTTGTGGGTAGACCACAACCGTGGAAAGCAAACCTCGAAATCCACTCTCAAAACGCTACAGCATTTGTAGTAGGACAAGAAGTGTATGTTGGTACTTACGGAAGCACTGCCTTTCGTGCGACAATAGCCGCAGTATATGACAATGCATTACTTCTTACCGACGTATTTGGAAGTAACGGTGTTAACTCTGTTCCTACTCTAGGATCTACTCTGAAAGGTAGAACTGGTGGATCAGGTGGATCTGACACTGGTGCAGAAGCAGTATCTGGCGTTTATCGTTATGCAACAGAGGATGTGCCACCTCTGCCACTAGATAACGCAACAGAGAAAGTTAATCTTTATGATGAGATTATTGCAGCCAAGCGTGTTACTGGTGCTTATGCTCGTACAGTAATTCGTCGTTACAATTGGGACTTAGTTGCAAACCCTAAGTTCGATATGTGGAAACCTGACTATTCTGCTACTCCAGGTGGCGGTGGTCAAATAGGTAAGCAGACTGCTACAGGACAAGATAGCATCTCTACCGCAAAGTTTTATGTAATGAACTCCTCATACGAAGTATTCAAGTGTCTCTATAATGGAGAGAATCCTTCAAATGCTACTGGACAAAACGCTACTGAGGAACCAAGCACATCTGGTGCTAACTATGCTTCCGCAACAGGTCTTTATACAGAGACTACTGGTGCTGGATACATTTGGAAGTATATGTACACCATCCCAACTGATGATGTTCTGAAGTTCTTATCTTCTGACTTCATTCCTGTTGTGCTTTCTACAAACGCAACTCGTCAAGCAACTGAGGCTTTAGCAGTCGCTGGTGCTATTGATGTTGCTCTTATTGAGAATGCTGGATCAGGTCTTCCTGCTTCACAGACTCTATACACAAGTATTAAAGGTGACGGAACAGGTGGTAAGGTTAAATTCTCCACAGACGGTTCTGGAACTATCACATCTGCTGAGATCGAAGCACGTGGAACAGGTTATACCTATGCTAATGTTCTATTAGGAAATGGTAACTTATTCTCTAACGCTGGTTTATCATCTGCTGTAGCAACTGGTGCTTCTGCTAAAGGTGAAATAGAAGTAATTCTTCCTTCACAAGGTGGTCACGGTTCAGACTTCGAGACAGAACTTAATGGTAAGAGAGTTATGACGAACATTCGTCTAACATATGCTGAAGGTTCTGGAGACTTCCCAGTAGATAATGACTTCCGTAGAATTGGTATTATTAAAGATCCATTCAACTATGGTACAACAACTTTCTCCACTGCTGATACATTAAGTGGATTGAAAGCAGTTAAGATTACAGGTGCGACTGCTGATTTCGTTCCTGATGAAGAAATTACTCAATCAACAGCAGCAGGTGGTACTGCTAAGGGTACTGTTGTTTCTTGGACATTAGATCAAGGTCAAACAACAACAGGTGTTCTTAAGTACATCCAAGTTAATGATGAGCATACACACAATGGTGTTGTAGAAGCATTTGAGAGTAACGGTTCTAATGCTATTACTGGTGGTTTATCTGCTGCTAGTGGTAACGTTGATACTGGTTATAGTAACTCTCTATTAGGTTCTACATTCTCCAGTGGTCTTGCTAATCCTGAGATTGCAAATAACTCTGGTGATGTTATCTACATCGAGAACAGAAGACTAATTACTCGTGCTCCTGACCAGATTGAAGACATCAAACTAGTTATTGAGTTCTAAGCACTTCAATTACTTCGCTAAATACTAAGGACAAGATGCTAGTATTGGCGATAGTAAGATGCCACAAAAGACGAACTTAAATGTAAGCCCTTATTACGAGGATTTTGACGTAAACAAGAATTTTTATAAAATTCTATTTCGTCCTGGTTACTCTATACAGGGTAGAGAATTAACGCAGGTTCAATCTATTCTTCAGAATCAGATTGAATCTTTTGGTAAGTATGCCTTTAAACAGGGTGAACTTGTCATTCCTGGAGAGGTCGGTCTCAACACTAAATTAGATTACGTTAAACTATCTTCTGTTTCAGAGGTAGCAGTTAACGAAGGTGGAGAGATTGTCTATAAGAAATACGATATATCTCTATTAGTTGGACAACAACTGAGAGGGATAACTTCTGGTGTTGTAGGAACGATACTAGCAACGAAACTAGCAACAGAAGCATCAGCAGATACAGTCTTTGTCAATTATTTGAATAGTGGTAATTCTAATACTGAGACTACTTTTAGACAGGGTGAGACTCTAGAAGTTGTTGATGGTGTCAATACTCCTTTACTCGTGGTAGGTACAGATGGTAGTGTACTTCCTACGAGTATTCAAGTAACTAACCCTGATACTAGCGAGGTTACTTCACTTGAAAGTCCTGCAATGGGATATGGTTCTGCTGTTAAAGTAGAAGAAGGTATTTACTTTATTAATGGTTATTTTGTTCGTAACGATTCTAGTCTTCTTGTTATTGATGAATATTACGACAAACCATCTGCAAAGATTGGATTTACTATTGTTGAAGATATTATAACTCCTGAAGAAGATGCATCATTATATGATAATTCAATAGGATCTTCTAATGCTACTGCACCTGGTGCTCATAGATTAAAGATTAGTCTTCAATTAAAAGAATTTTCTCTTGATACAATCACAGATAAAAACTTCATAGAACTTCTTAGAGTTTCTAGAGGAGTTGTACAAAAGAAAGTATCTCCAACAGATTATAATTTATTAGAACAAACTCTTGCTCGTAGAACATTTGATGAGTCTGGAGATTATGTAGTAGACAGTTTTGCTACTGACATAAGAGAATATGCACAGAAAGATGGTAATCAGGGCATCTATGCTGCTGATGAATTTGGACTTTATAACGGATTATCTGCTGCTGATGCATCTAAGAAAATGGTTGCCAGTATTGGACCTGGTAAAGCATATATTAAAGGATATGAGATTGTTAATAAAGAAACCAAATATTTAACAGTCGATAAAGCAAAGGAAAGTGTTACTAGTGATAATGTAACATTAAAGACTAAAGGATTACCTACTTATAGTATAAACAATGTTTATGGAAGTGTTCCTCTTAACCAAGAAGGTTCTGACTTAACTTCATACCCAACAGTATTTTTATATTCTACATTCAATGATGGTAGTGTAGGTTTAAATGGTACAGAAGCAGCGAGTGATCATAGACAGACTACTAATAAGAGAGGTACTATACTATCTTCCAATGATGGTATAAAAACTATTACTATTCAAGTAACGAATACTACTAACACACTTGCTTCTATAGATGATTCTAACTTCCAAAGTTTATTAGGAACTCTTTATTATATTAAAACTAGAGATGGTGCTAATTCTCCAACATCTACTAGTTCAATTAAATCATTAGCATTTGCTAAGGTTAATAAACCACTAATCAATCCTAACACTTCAGTATTCTACTTAGAGTTAACTGTTACTGGTAATAAGGATGAGATTGAGGCATTATTAACTGAGAGTGATCTAGGTGATCAGGGTAAGCAAAGAAAGATATTCCTTACATCTGCTAATGCTTCTGCTGATGTAGTTGCTGATCAAGCTCTAGGATTTATTGTAGATTACAGTGAAACTATTACTCCTGTAATAGGAACTGCTAAGCCTAGTAACTTTGTACTACAAGAAAGAGGATTAGGATTCAATTCTGATTCTGATATTGTTCTTTCTAAAGGACGTTTATCTCAAGGTGGTGCTGCATATAATACTACATTTGGATTCTCTTATTTTGATCCCGAATTCTATACTAAGATTATTCTTGAGAGACCAAGAACAGGTGGTACATTTGAAATAGGTAAATACATCTTTGGATTATCTAGTGATGCTTATGGTGTCATTGAAGGAGCATCTAATGGTGTTTATTCAACTGGAAAGATTCTCTTTATCAAAACACTTTCAGGAAAATTTGAATCTGGTGAAACTATTAAAGATGAAGCAGGAAATACAATAAAGATTGCTAAAGATAATACTATCTCTCATTTTGTAGTTCAGAAGAGAGGTCTTGGTTATAATGATGATTCTGAATTAACAATTAATGGTGTTGATTACGATAACTCTGTTATTACTATATCTAAGGATAATGATGGTAAGATCTATTCTTGTGATATTATCAATAGAACTGGATTAAATGTAACATATGCTCAACCTCCAGCAGTCACAGTTAAGAATGGACCAGGATCTGATCCAGGTGACGCTGCTGCTGTTGTTCCTGTACTTGTAAGAAATGCTGTAACAACTTATACACCACAGAATGTTAAGTCTGTTGGTTGTCAGTATGGATCTGGTGGTGCTAATAAATTTAGTGCTGATGTTGTGGTTGATGATAGATCCTTCTCAGATATTAAAGATGTAACAGAATATACATTCTTTGGTAGCAACGGATACAATTTTATTGAATCCACTAGTTTTAGTGCAGATGCTTCAAAAGATTTACAACAAGGAGATATAGTTCAATTCTCTGATAGTAACAATGCTTTAGTTCGTGCAATAGTTCAATATGCAACTGAACCAAAAGGTGCTGCTAAAACTAGAGTATATCTAGATACTGTTCTTCCAGCAGATGTAAATAATACAAATATTGTTAGGTTACGTCCTAAAGTAGGTAACACTGCTGCTGGTACATTAATATATCCTACTGGTAGTAAGCAAGTACAGAAAATTTCTGCTGGTGGTAATGATACTAAGATTAAATATTTCTTCCGTAGAGATTTTGTTGCAGAGACATCTACTGGTGGTGGTTTAATTACTTTTGCTGCACAACTACCTTACGGTACACAAAGGTTTACTGCTTTTAGTGAAGAAAATTATATAGTAACTGTACTAGATCCAGGTGGTGCTCCAGATATTGCTGCTGGAGATATTATATATCTTCCACCTGATAGTGTAGAGATTACTTCTGCTACTGATACTGCTAGTGGATTAACATCTGGTAGTATTACATTACAATTAGCAGCGAATTATTTTGGTGGAGATCCAAATAATTATGGAACATTCCCTAAATTAAAACTAACTGCTACTCTTGAAGTTAGCAATGCTAAGCCTAGACTAAAGACATCAGTTAGCAATAAGAGAATTATTGTTGCTTCATCTGGTGATCGTGTTATTCCTTTCAGAGGAACTGACTATGATACTGAGGTAATTGAAATTCTATCTTATGCAGATGCATATAAACTAAGATATGTTTATGAAGGAACTTCATCACAACCGCCTGAAGTCGATAGTGCTGGTAATCTTATTGTTGGTACTGACGTTACTAACAGGTTTACCTTCGACAATGGTCAAAGAGATACGGTTTACGACGTTTCTAGAATCGTTATTAAACCAGGAGCACAAGCAACAACAGGACAATTAGTAATTGGTTTCGATTATTTTGAACAATCACAAGGTGATTTCTGTACTATTGATAGTTATCTACATGAAGCAGGTGTTCCTGAAGATGAGATACCTACTTTCGATTCTAATGTTCATGGAATGGTTGAACTTAAGAACGTACTTGATTTCAGACCTAAAGTAGATAGTACTACTATCATTGCTGGTTATCAGGATGTATCTTCTCTAGCAGATACTAGTGGAGCATTCTCTGGTGCTGGTGCTGTTGTTACATCTACTCCTGCTCCAGATAGTAATTTAGAATTTACATTCTCATTTAGTACTGTTCAATACTTAGATCGTATTGATGGTATATTCCTTAATAAGAAAGGTGAGTTTGTTATCAAGCAAGGTAACTCTTCACTCAACCCATCTAAACCAGATCCTATTGCAGATGCGGTTCCTCTATTCTATGCTTACATTCCTGCATATACTAAGACAACTAAAGATGTAAGAATAACTCCTGTTGATAACAAGCGTTATACAATGCGTGATATCGGCAAGTTAGAGAAGCGTGTTGAGAGATTAGAGTTCTATACAACATTAAGCATTCTTGAGCAACAAGCATTAAATATGCAGATCAAGGATGAGATAGGACTTGATAGATTTAAGAGTGGATTCTTTGTTGATAACTTTGAAACACATGGATTAGGTAATTTAACATCTTTAGATTATCAGTGTGCTGTAGATAGTCAACAGTCAGTATTACGTCCACAATCCAAAGAAGATTCTGTATCTTTGGAAGAAGTTAACTCAAGAGAAGATCAGAGAGCAGTTTCTGGTTATAAGAAGTCTGGTGATATTATTACACTTCCATATACATCATTATCTTTATTAGGAAATGATTTTGCATCTAAGACAATAAATCCAAATCCATTTGTTGTTCTTCAATATGTTGGAGATAGTGTTATTTCTCCAGCAATAGATCAATGGTATGATCAGAGTATTGAACCATTAGTTGTTGATACAAATACTAATCTTTATAGTATATTCCTTGCTAAGGATCATGTTAGTGAGAGTTTCTCTAGTCTATACAATTCATTTGTATGTAACTGGGTTGGAACATCACCATCATTTACTGCTATTAATTCATTAGGTGAGGTTGCTTCACAACAAGCTGCTGCTTCTGTTGATTCAGCATCTGTTGCAAGTTCTTCTAATGTAAGTCCTCAGAATAATGAAGTTGGTAAGGGTGTTCAAACTAAGACTGTTGATGGAAAGATTGTATCTACTGCACTTCAGTTCTTTGCTAGAAGTCAAGCAATTAAGTTTGTTGTTAATAGATTAAAACCAAATACTAAGATTAATGTTTTCTTAGAAGGTAGAAATGTTAATCGTTGGGTTAACCCTGACCTTAGATTTACTGGTACTGCTGGTAACTCACCATCTGCATTTAATGGAGATGTTATTACAGACAACAATGGTAATGCTAGTGGTATAATTTTACTTCCTGCTGGACAACCACCAAGAGAAAATGCAACTTGGAGTGGTGATGTTGATACTGTATCTTATGACACTGTTGCAGAAGAGATTCGTGTAACAACTGGTGTTAAGACATTTAGATTTACATCTAGTGCTACTGATGCTGATAAGTCAACTGTTGATACATATGCAGAGGTTAAGTACTATGCAACTGGTATTCTTCCAGAGAATCCATCAAGTATTGTTTCTACTAGACCAGCATACTTCAAAGCAAATGAAGGTGTTCAAATAATAGACAATAATACAGATAATCCAGTAAGACCTAATCCTCTTGCTCAGACATTTAAAGTTGAGAACTTTGATGGTGGTGTATTTGTAACTGGTGCTGATTTATACTTCAGTAAGAAGAGTAATGATATTCCAGTTAAAGTTTATGTAAGTAATGTTGATAGTGATAAACCAGGAAAGAATGTTGTTCCTGGAACAGAAAAAGTTTTAGCACCTAGTACATATCTTAAAGTTTATACTAATGGAAATGTTAGTGTTACTAGAGGAGAAAGTGCAACTGGTGCAAGTTCTTCTGCTAGTGGTCCAATTCAAAAAGTTATTGATAGAAATGGTGTTGATCTAGTTGCAACTGCATCTGGTGTATACACATTAACTAATGAGCAAGTATATACTCTTGTTCTTAGTAACCATAATGGTAAAGCATTCAAACAGAATGAAGATTTAACTATACCTTCAGTTACATTAGCAAATAATACTAATGCTACTGAATTGAAATTAACTATTGCTAAGGATAGTGGTAAGTTATCTGATATTAAGGTAACTGCCGTTGGTCAAAATTATGATAGTGCTTTATTAACTATTGAGAGTCCTCAATTACCTGGTGGATCTACTGCTACTGCAAGTATATTTGTATCAGGAGGTAGAGTCTATAATACAGAAGTACTACTTCCAGGTTATGGATATACTGAAGCACCTTCAGTTGTTGTTAAAGGTATTGGTAATGGAGCAGGTGGATGTGAAATAGTAACTGCTATTGAAATAGATACTCCTGCTGTAAGAATGGGTGTAGCAACAGATCAAACTGGTGTTACTAATTCAACAACTCCAACATACTTTGCATTTGACTATCCAGTATATCTAGAAAATGATACTGAGTATGCTATTGCAGTTGAAACAGATTCAATAGATTATGAATTATGGGCATCTAAATTAGGTGATACTGATGTTTCTACAAGTACAGTTATTACTTCTCAACCATCATTAGGTTCTGTATATAAATCACAAAACGTAGATAACTGGACAGAAGATATATTTGAAGATCTTAAGTTTAAGTTATATCGTGCTGAGTTTAGTATTACTAGACCAGCAGAGTTGTTACTTAAGAATGGTAATTTAGGATATACACTACTAAGTGAAAATCCATTTGAAACTAATGCTAGTGCTGCAACTTCAGCAACTTCTAAGTTATTCAAGAATAACAATAAGATTATCAAAGTTAATCACAGAGATAATGGTTTTGAAGATACTGGAAAATCATATGTATTCTATAGGTCTGCAACAGAAGTAGCAGGTATTACCGCAGATAACCTCAACACTAACTTATTCCAAGTAGATAATGGAGGTGTTGATAGTTACACTATTACTAGTGCTTCTCAAGCATCAGGTAACGCTATAGGTGGTGGAACTACTACTTACGCATCACATAATAGAAAGTATGAGATACTATATCCACAAGTTCAATATTTAACTACAGGTGGAACTAAAATAGAAACATCTGTTAAAACAACTAATGTAGTTCCAGTTGATTCTAGTACAACTAACTATGTTTCATATTCAAGATCTAGTGATTATGAGAAGACATTCTTAAATGAACCACATTATTTCACAAATCAGAAGTTTATTGCTTCTAAGATTAATGAAACAATGAATAGTTTGAGTGAATCTTTAACTTATAAATTACTTCTTACGTCTACTGTGTCTCATTTGAGTCCAGTTGTGGATCTTTCATCTTCATCTGTTAAGACAGTTTCTAATAGAGTTGAAAATGGAAGTGGTCAAGAAGATAGATTTGGTAGAAAGGATCAGATATTAGAATTCTATCCAGTATATAAATTTAATCTTACTGGTAATGGTGGTACTGCTATAACAAGTAATCAAACAATTACAGGTGATACTTCAAAAGCATCTGGTACTATTGCAGCAGTAAATTCAAGTGAAGTAGTTGTAAGAGTTAAAACCAGTCAGTATTTCCAAAAAGGAGAACGTATTCGTTTGAGTGTTCAGAGTACAGTGACAGATAATAATACTGTTACAGTTAATTCTTATCCTCAAGAAGTTATTACATCTATTTCTGATGAAGCAACTATAGTTGCACGTAATCCTAGTGTTATAACTGAGGTTTATGATAGTCCAAGTTACGGTATAATTGGTACAAGTCAACAGTGGGATTCTAATAGTAAGGAACTTACTGTAAGAACTGACACACAACCAATCAATGATAACTTCACTGCTAGAATAATAGATAGTGCTGATTATAATAGAAATGCAACTATTGCTAGTCAGACTCCTGATATATTCCGTGTTGGAGATATAATTAAATATCCAAATCAAGTAGATGACGAAGCATATTACTTAGAAGTTGGTAAGGTTAGTTATACTAATGGTTTAGATTTCATTCCTGAGAATACTTCCAAGAATGGATCATCTATTGCTAAGTATGTTACTAAGGAAATTGGAATTAGTAATCCAGCAACAAATGTCAATGTTAAATTGACAGTTAATGTCAAAGATATTTCAAATGTTGAAGTTCTTTATAGAACTAAGAAGGCATCAAGTCAAGAAAACTTTGAAGATATTGATTGGCAGTATTTCAATGGTACAGGTGTACCAGATCAGAGTGAAGTTGCTACTAGCGAGAATACAATATCTGGTGTTGTGGAGAAACAATCTTCTTATCAAGAACTAAGTTACAGTGCTTCAGACATTGCTGAATTCTCTTCATTTGCTGTTAAAGTTGTAATGAAATCTGTTGATCCAGCATATGTGTCTAAGATTCAGGATCTTAGAGCAGTAGCATCATTCTAAACTCCGCGAATGGATTATCTTAAGGTAAGTGGTCATGACGGTCTTGTAAGAGACCAAAACACAGGTGCTATCTTGAATCGTGACAGTTCTGCTATAGAGGCAAGACGTAAAACGCGGAACTTCAATTCCGCGTTTGAAGACATAAATAAGTTGAAAGAAGAAATTCTTGAGATCAAATCCCTGTTGCGAGAGTTAGTATCAAATGCCAGCAATTAATGTAGCGAGAACCGATACCTTTGAGAGTCAAAGGCAAAAAATTAATACAATTAGTTCTCAGATATTTTCTGTTACTTCAGGAGGGTCAAACCTCTCAACAGGATTACTGAGATTAGGAGATGGAACTGTTGCAGCTCCTTCTTTAGCTTTTACAAATGACACTCAGTTAGGTGTCTATAGACCTTCTGCTGGAGTATTTGGTTTTGCCCATGCCAGTAAGAAAATAGCAGATCTATCTGCTGTTTCGACAAAGTATTATCGAAATTTTGTTATTGAGAAGAATAGTCTTGATAGTCTGTTTGTTTCTATTCTTACACCAGGTGAAAACTATGATGGCGGTACATATGCTAGTGTTCCTGCTTTAGGTGGTACTGGTGACGGTGGATTATTAAGTATCGAAGTTGATGGATTTAGTGGAGCAATAACCAATCAGGGATCTGGATATACTCCTGGTGTTTATCAAAACATAGCATTAATTGGTGGAACTGGTAGTGGAGCATTATTTGACTTTACTATTCCTGAAGTATCAGGTTCTATAACAAATGGTGGTGACAACTATACACCTGGTACTTACAGTAATATTTCTATTACAGGTGGTACTGGTACAAACTTAACAGGAACATTCGTAGTTGATGCTATTGAAGGTACACTTACTGCTGGTTCAAACTATCCAAATGGTACTTGGAGAAGTATTCCTGTAACAGGTGGTAGTGGTACAAATGGTGTTGTTAACTTAGCTGTACAAAATGGTGCTATTCAGGATTTCTCTGGTGGAGTTGGAGGAAGTGTCTGGGTATCTGGTACAGGATTTGCAGTAAACGATACAATTTCTGCTACGATTGATGTTGCTGGTACACAAACATTTGTAGTAAAAGCTGCTAGTGGTAAATATTATCTTGATGGATCTCTAATTGAGAATTTTAATTTATTAAAAGGTAAGACATATGTCTTTGATTTGAATGATAGTACTGCTGCTGGTCATCCATTATTCTTCTCTACAACACAGGATGATGATTCGACTATTAGCACAGATGGAATTACATACACATTAGATGGTTCTAATGTATCTACAGCAGATTGGCTTGCAAATTACACAACTGCTACTACTAGACAAGTAACTTGGGCAGTTCCTGCTACTCCTGTAACAGATAATCTTTATGTCAGTTGTTCTCTCCATAATAATATGGGAGCAAGTGTTACTTTAACTGATGCAGGAACTGGTACTGGATTCCAATATGTTATTACAAAGGTTCCAGGTAAAGTTAGTGAAGTTAATATTACTAACTCTGGTGAAAACTATACTTCTGGTGATGCTTGTGGTGTAACAGCTACAGATTTGATGAGTGCAAGTGCTGTTGGTGCTGGTGTAACAGGTTCTGGATTTGTATACACATTGGGCGGTGCAACAATGGGTGCTGTCCAAACTCTTGATAATATTCCCAATTATGGTAGTGGGTATACCGCAGGAGACGTTCTAACGCTTCCAGCAGCGGTTACAAACGTTTCTACTATTACTAGAGGTGAATTAGACTTTACAGGTGTTACCTTCGCTTCTAATGCTGGTATACAGACTCTTACATGGAGTGGTATTGCAGCAGGAACATCAACTCAAACATTTACAAACATAAGTCCTACTGGCGGTGCTGGTAGTGGTGCTGTTGTTACTGTTGAAGTTTTATATGCTGGAGGTAATGCATCATATAATGCTGTAACAGTCACCAATATTGGTTCAGGATATTCTCCATCAGATCAACTTGTTGTTGCAGGTAACTTAGTTGGTGGTGTTAGTCCGAATAACGATTTAACTATTTCCGTTCAAACAGTTGAACCAGGCAACCCACAGATTACTGTTGCTGATACAACAGGAGTTATGGTTGGTGATACTGTTGACATTATTCCAAATATTAATAATCCAGGTCAAGTAGCAGCAGGTACTGTTATTCAATCTGTTGATAGTGCAACTCAATTTACTTTAAGTATTGCTCCACCAACTCCAGGTACTGCTGATATTAAAGTTACAAACCAAAATCAATCACGAATTACTGTTCCTAGTACTGCTGGAATTGTACAAGGTATGATTGTTAATAAGGTAAGTGGTACAGGTGTACTAATTACTGGAACTACTGTTAACGCTATCAATAGTGCTACAGAATTAACGTTGTCAATTCAACCATCTGCACCAGGTCCAATAGTTGTTAACTTTGAACCTGAATTTGGTGCTGGTAGTGGATTTGCATATACCATTGATAAATTAGGTGTTATTAGTTCAGTTAGTGTTACTGATGGAGGTAATGGATATACTATAGGAGATATACTACAGGTTTCCGCATTCGATCTTGTTCAACCAGAAACTTATACTGTAACTAATGGAGAAGTTTCTGTACTAACACCAACTGCTAATAATATTGCAGATTCAGCATATTCTGTAGGAGATAATATCAGAGATGCTGGTGGATCTGTTGTTGCCACAACAGTTACAACATCCACAACGGTAGCGGCTGCTGCTAATGGAACTTATACTGGTGTTGCATCTACAAGTAGTGGAAATGGTGTTGATGCTACCTTCGATGTTAGTCGTGATGGTTCTGGAGATGTACTATCTGCTGTAATATCTACATCTTCTCCTGGTAGTTTTTACGCAGCAAATGATACTGTAACTATTGCAGGTAACCTAGTTGGTGGTGCAGCTCCTGCTGATAATATTGTATTAACAGTTAGTAGCGTTGGTAATGCTCAGAGTGCTGTTGTTGTTAGAAAAATTGTTGCTAATGGTGGATTTATACAAAAGATAATTTGTGATAAATTATCAATTGAAGCTGGTGATTATCTTGTAAAAGATGTTGGTAACCCAACTACAGGTGACAAACTTTCTACAGTTGAAGATGAATATCGTTTCTATATTGATAAAGGAGATGGAAATGGTGTTCAATATAAACCTGATGCAGTATTCTATGCTGGTAACAGTTATAAGTTTGATTTAAGTTCAGGAACTTTAGGTGGTCACGTATTCTCTCTATCGAAGTTTAGAGATGGTCAGTGGGGTCCTAGCAGATTTGAAAATATATCTACAACTGTAGCAACTACAACAAAACAAATAACTGTTGCTTCTACTACTGGAATTTTGGAAGGTATGGTTGTCACTAAAGTTAGTGGCGATGGTATTATTCCTTCTACAACTGTTGTTGCTTCTGTTGATAGTAGTACACAATTAACTCTTAGTGAAAGTCCAACAACTGCTGGTGCTGTTGTTCTTAACATATATGGTGCTGAATATACTACTGGTGTAACAAGAGAGGCAGATAGTTTAACTATTAAGGTAACAGAAACTACCCCAACTCTTTACTACTATTGTGCTACTGAACAAGCTTCACATGCTAATGAAGGTGGTTTAGATAATGACGAAGCACAAATTACAATTAATACAACCAACCCTAAGACATTTGGTAGTGGATTCCAATTACAAGTTACTGATGTTGTTGTACAAGAAATTATTAAGGGTGATGTATTAACAGGTTCTTTCAATGCTGTAGATTTACAAAGTACAACAGGTACTATTGTAACAGGTACTATAAACACCTTAAGTTCTGATGCTGCAACATTAACCACTGCTGCTATTCCATCAATTACTTCTGCAACTCCAATAACAATTGCAGTTGATGATCCTGCTTCTCATGATATTACTCTAACATCTAAGAATGTTAAATTTGGAACTACTTGGAGTACTATAGTTGATTCTGGAGATACCACCATTAGTGGTTTCTTCAACTCACCTGATATAAGAGCTGGTGATAATCTTAAGATTCTTGCTGCCGATTCATCTATTAATTCTCTTGCTGGTTATGATATTAAACTAGTACCTGATACAGGAAGGATTGTTGATGCATCTGCTGTTACTGCTCTTGCAGTTCCTTCTGGTGATACAGCTGCTAGACCAACAGCAGGTATTGTTAAGAATGGTTGTATTAGATACAACACTGATTCTAATTCTTATGAGGGTTATAATCAAAACACAACATCTTGGGCATCTCTTGGAGGTGTAAGAGACCTTGATGGAAACACATATCTATTAGCAGAAGAAACAGTTGGTGCTAATGATAACACTCACTGGTTCATTAACGATAATGTTAACTCTATTCGTATTTCTCCAAATTACGTAGAGTTTGTTAATACTAAGAAATTACGTTCAATTAATACTACTGCACCTGCATTTACAGAATGGGCTGCTAATACTCCATATGCGGTTGATGATTATGTTAAGTATAAGAACAACCTTTATAAGGTAACAACTGCTGGTACATCTGCTACTTCAGGTAACGAACCAACTCATACATCTGGTAGTTTGGCAAACGGTACTACTATTATGTTATGGGATAGATTGGCGGTGGCTGATTTAACCTTTGAAGATATTAACCTCGTTAAGATTGGTCCTAATAACAGTACAACTGCTCTTAGTATCAATGATGATCTTAGATTCTCTGGTAATAAAATTTCTACAGATACTAATGATTTAATCATTCAACCTAATGCTGGTAAGAAAGTTGTTGTTAATACAAATACAACCTTTGCTGTTCCTTCTGGAACTACAGCAGAAAGAGGTACACCAGTTCAAGGATCTCTACGTTATAACACTACTACTTCACAGTACGAAGGTTATGATGGAACTAACTGGGGTTCTTTGGGTGGTGTAAGAGACGTTGATCAGAATACATATATTATTCCAGAACTATCTGCTGGATCTAATGAGAATACTTTATTCTTCTATAATGATGGTTCTGAGTCTATGCGACTCACTACTAGTGCATTAGATTTCTATGCTGTAGATACTATTAGAAGTCAGACTTCTGATGAGTTTGAAATTACAGCATCTATGATGACATTTGATAGTGCTGCAACTACCCTAGATAATACTCAGGCAGCTAGGACATTCTTATACACCAGTAAGCAAAACTTTGATATTGGTGTTGCTAGTGGTATCTACACTGAACCAGTTCTTAGACTTGATTATCTTGGTGATGTTTATCTAAATACTGGATTCGGTACAGGTAACTATAATGGAGTTAAGATCTTTGATAGTGATCTTAAGGACTTTGAACTTGCAGATGCAAAGATCAAGACTGATATAGTTACTATGGTTAAGGGATCAATTAACGTTGGTAACACTGACATTTATGAAGTTGCAACAGAAAAAGGTGCAAAGGTTGTTATAGTTGCTGAAAATACCAATACTAATCATAAGGAATTTGTTGAATTTGGTGTTACTGATGATGGAGCAAATGTTTACCATTCTGAATATGGTAACCTACAAACTAGCGGTAAATTGATTGATTCTACTTTTGAATATACTGCACAAAACAAAGTTAGATTAAACTTTAGTCTAGCATCTGCTGTTACTAACACACATACTGTTAAGGTAACTATCGTATCCAACATTACCAAGAAATAAAAATGGCAACAACACTAGACAAATTTGATTCTCAAGGTGGATTTTCATTAGACAAGACTACAGTCATAGATGAAAATAAGAACGCTAAGAATTTTAATTCTTTAGAAGTAAAGAATCGTTATTACGAAGATAGTCATCATGTAGAATATATTCTTCGAGGTATTAATACAGCAGTATTACAATTGGATAATGTTGGAACACAGATAACTTTAGCAAATAATACTCTTAGTTTTATTGATGGACACTTCATTGCTGTCAATCCAGCAGGTACTGTTCACACAGGAAAGTTAGAAACTGCTGTTAAATGTGATAATCTTGGAGCAGTTAGTATCTTATCAACATTTGAAACAGTTATTAAAGATGATATCCCACAAGGAGAGACGTGGAGTATAGTTCCACAGGGAGCATCAAACAGATTTAGTTACTCAACTACAAGGGCTGGTACTACACAAACAATTAAATGGGCTGTATGCACTAAGGTTCACACTATTGCTTGGTCTTAATGCTAAATATAGTTTAGGATAAACGACGGCCTAATAGGAAGCACCATGAGTTTGCATATTAATTCCGATAAAGAGAAGTTTAGGGGTGTCAACCCAAAACTTATCGGTGATAATGAATTAACAATTAGAGGGGGTACAGGAGCTCTAGAAAGAGAGATTCTTCGTACAGAACTCGATACAGCAACTGGATTACCTCGTGTAGGTATTAATAGAACTGGACAAAGAATTAACAACATTGACATCACGGAAGGTGGTGCTGGTTATACTACGCAACCGTCCGTAACCGTTGCTCCTCCTGCTGCTGCTGACGGAATTACCGCACTTGCTTCCGCGTTTATTTTTAACGGTAAAGTCGTTTCTATTGCAGTTAATAATCCAGGTATGGGTTATACAACTGCTCCCACAGTAACTATAAGCGGTGGAGGCGGTGCTGGTGCTACTGCTACTGCTGTTCTTGACACGGTTGATTACGAACTTGACATCAACGGTGCTATTAGAACGTCTACATCTATCATCTCTGATACTGCTAGAATTCTAAACCTTGATATTGATAACTTCGTTACTCCTGATGCAAACTTAAGGGGACCGAATTTAAAAACATATCAAAATAATACTGGTACTCCTTGGGCTCCTAATGTTATTATCCAGAAGGATTCCTATAGATATTTTGGTGCTAATGTTTATCAAGCAATTACTGCTGGACAAACAGGTAGTGATGCTCCAACACACGTTGATGGAATCGTAAAAAATGGTGAGGTTGATCTAAAACATATTGGTTTCCACGTCGTAGACCAATTAGAATATAAGTATGGAGAAACTGGAGAAGCTGGTATATTCCCAAGATCTATTACACCTCTACTAGGTGACAGATCAGACAAGATTGCTACTACAGAATACGTCCTTAACCTAGCAACGAATGACGTTGGTGGTCGTATTTACGTTTCATCACAGATTGGTTCTGACCTTAACGATGGTCGATCTGCGGTAAACCCTGTAAGAACTATTAAGAAGGCATGTCAGTTAGCATGGGCAACACCTGGTGTTAAAGAAACTGTTATTGTTTCAGGTGGAGACTATGTAGAAGACAACCCAATATCAATTCCACCAGATGCATCAATCGTTGGTGACAACTTACGTTTGGTTATTATCCGTCCTTCAAATCCTGGTAAGCACGTATTTAAGTTTGGTGATAAGAACTATGTTATTGGTGTAACATTTAGAGACCAGATTGACTCTAATGGTGACCCAGTTGCGACTTGGGATTACGCAATGGTCTTTGATGACAAACAGCGTGTTTGTATTGATGTTGATGCTAATGGTGATTTTGGTACGAGTTATCCTATAGGTCACCAAATCTTTGGACCAGATCAGTTCCGTGTTACATTCCAGCAGAACACAGGTCTTTCTGCTCTACAAAACAACTTAGAAGTGGTTGGTGTTAACACTGGTGCTAGAGCAAAAATCATTGCTGTTAATTTTGCAACTACTGTAGGTGCTAGTGCATATATTAATGGTACGATTGATGTTAACCTAACAAGTGGTTCCTTTGTTGAAGGTGAACGATTTGAGTACATAACATCTGCTGGTACTGGTGGTGCTATCAGTCTTAATATTTCACAGGCTGCTGGTAGTAACAAATTAAGATTTACACAAGATCCAGGTTCATTAATTCCTGCTGGTACATACGTTTTCCTAGATGATACTAACGATACTAACTTTACTCAAGGTTATTATCAAGTAATAGCAATTGATAATACCAATGCTGGATCAGGATATTGGGATGTAACATTTGTTCCTATTCTTAATGCTCCTACTTGGGATACTTCAAGTGCTAGTTCCTTTACTATTAACGCAGCAACACCACAAATTGAAACGATTGACACTACTGCTATTAAATCAATCAGGGCAGAAGGTGAAGTTGTATCTGTAGATGAGGATTATACTTCATCATTACCTATCTCCAGAATTGACTTCTCACAACAAGGAGATGCTGCTATAGCACAAGGTGGTTTCCAAAGTTCACAGTTTGGTAATGCTGAAGATGTAGGTGGTATTATATTCTACACCAATGCTCTTGTTGGTAGAACAAATACACACGAGTTTAAAGAAGGTCAAGAAATCCTGATAGAAGGTCTTCCCACTTCAGGTCCAGACTTATCAGAATTAAATGGTAAGCAAAGAATTTATAAAGTCTTAGAAGATAATGATGGTCGTTGCAGACGATTTGTAATACCTAAGAAGATGCCAGCGATTGTTGATGCTAACCTCAATCCTGGTCAATTTGCAAAGGTCAAAACATATTCTAAGACTGTTACATTATCACTATTAAACTCTCCAAACAGTTTCCCTATAGCAACTCCTGTTAATAGAAGGTATCAGGATGCTTCTTTATTGATTAGAAATAACAGAGAGTATATCGCAGAAGAAGCAGTTGGTAGACTTAACTCACAATTTGCTAAGAGTTATTTTGCTGCATATGAAATTGGTGGTACAGCATCTGCAAACTACACACCAACAAATGCAACCTATGATCCTGCAACTGGTGATTTAGTATTTACATTAAATGGTCACTCATTTACAGAAGGAACAGGTATTAGAATTGCTGATGATGGGTTAACCTTCACCTGTGCAATGGATAATAATGCTACTGAGCACGCATATCCTAGATCAACAGACCCTGCTAGTTCAAAAGCATTACCAGTTACAGCAACAACTACAAATACATTTACTGTTAATGTTGGTGTATCACCTGCAAACCAAGAATGGACACCTACTGCTGCTACTTACGATCCTGCAACTGGAGATTTAACATTAACACTTGGAACACATTCCTTATCAACTGGTGAGAGTATTACTATTGATAACGATTCCTTGCATTTCAAATGTGCAATGGATGGTAATCAGGTTACTAAGAAATATCCTCGTGCATTAAAAGACCAAGCTTCTGGTAGATCCCTTGCAATTACTGGTACTACAGCAAGTAGTGTTACTGTTAACGTAGGTGCTGCTGGTACTAATAGAGATTTCACAGCAACTAATGCCACTTATGATCCTGCTACAGGTGTCATGGTATTGACAGTTGGACAGCACGGAGTTCGCACAGGCGATAGCATCATGATAGACAATGATGCATTGACCTTTACTTGTGCTATGGATGGTCATGCTACTAAGCATAGTTATCCTAGATTAGATATTGACCCTACATCTGGTCAAGCAATTGAAGTTACAGCAGTTGGAGAGACACAACATACAGTAACTAACGCAACATATACTCCTGCAACAGGTGTCTTACAATTAACTATTAATGGTCATGGATTTAGTAATGGAGATTATGTTAAACTTGAAGATGATTCATTAAGACTTACTTGTGCATTAGATGGTAATGCTTCTAACCATGACTATCCTCGTGCTGGATATGATAGAGCAAGTGGAAGATGGTTACAGATTGGTAATATAACCACAAATACATTTGATATTAACGTTGGTATATCTCAGGATACTTCAACTCATACATTTGTTTCTGCTGTAGCTAATGGATTAAGGAGACAAGACGGTACTTTAACAGTTAATGTTGGAACTACACCACAGGTAACATACACACCAACCAATGCTACTTACACAGCATCTACTGGTAATATGGTTCTTACTCTTGGTGGACACAATTTACAAGTTGGAGATAACATCAAACTTGCTGATGGTGCTCTAACATTCAGTTGTGAAATGGATGGCAATACTGCTAATAAGAGTTATCCAAGAACAAACATTGATACTCATACAGCAACTAACGCTGCATACAATCCTTCAACTGGTCTATTAACATTAACAACTCCTAATCATGGAATGTCAAATGGTGATCTTATCAAGATTGATGATAACTCATTAACATTCACTTGTTTAGAAGATAATAATGGATCAAACCATACATATCCAAGAGCAACTGACCCAATTAGCGGTCATTGGATTCCTGTACAGAATGTAACTCTTAACACATATACAGTTCAAGTTCTTGATACAATTCCTTCTACAAACCAGACTACTCACGCATTTGTATCTGCTGTTGCTGATGGAATTAAACAGAAGAGAGATAGAGCATATGATTCTTCTCTAGAAGTTATTGCTGTTGGTAGTACTGCACACACTGTATCAGGTGCTACTTACAACCCTTCAACAGGTGTAATGCAGTTAACCATTAACAATCATGGATTCTCTAATGGTGATAGAATTAAGTTAGGAAATAATTCTCTTACATTCACTTGTGGTTTAGATAGTAATGCAACTCAACATTCATATCCAAGAACTTCAGACCCTGCTGGTGGTGGAGATTGGTTAGCAATATCACAAGTTGCTACAAATACATTTGAAGTTAATGTAGGTGCATCAAGTGATACATCAGCACATTCATTTGTTTCTTCTGTTACTGGTGGATTAACTCATCAAGATGGAACAGTTACTATTAACGTAGGTCCATCTCCATCTGTAGAGTATACACCAACTAACGCTACATATGATCCTGCTACTGGTCTTCTTGAGATGACCATTGGTACTCATAATTTAAACACTGGACAAAGTGTTAAACTTACTAATGAAGGAATAACATTTACATGTGCAACAGATAGTAATGCTACACAGCACTCTTATCCTCGTGCAAATGGTCAAGGTGGTGCTACTGGTGATGATCCAGCATACAATACATCTGTTGCTATCACTGCAACTACAGCAACTACTATAACAGTTAATGTTGGTACATCTTCTGATACATCTGCACATACATACGTATCTGCTAATCAGGGATTTGTAGTTTCAGGTGGTAACTACTCACATACATTTGTTAGTGCTTCATCTGGTGGTGTTATTAGTGGTGGATCTTATGCTCATACCTTTATAAGTGGAGCTGCTAACGGAATTAAATTCAGACCAAGTACTGCTCATACATTTGTTACTGCTGACACAAACTGTGTTAAGAATAGACCACAAGTTGCTCATACATTTGTAAGAGCTGCTTCAAATTGTCTATCTACTGGTGGTACAACATTCAAAGTATTCTTAGGACAAACACCTGAAGTACACACTTATGTCAGTGGTGGTACTGTAGAATTTGGTGGTAGTTCATATAACATTACTAATTTTGTATATGATAATGCTGTAACTGGTATTGCTACTGTTACTGTATCTGCTGCTGTTCCAAACATTGCAGAAGATGCAACTATAAAACTTGATAGTATTTTAATGTCTTGTTCTTCTGGACAAAAGACATATCCATCATTCAGTCCTCCTACTTCTGGTAATAACAATCAACCTAATGGTGATGAGCAGTGTAAGCAAGACATTAGACATTTCCTTAATGCTCTTATAAGAGACTTAGAATATGGTTCTAACCATAACATTATAGAAGCTGCTAAGAAGTATATTGTTGGAGCAAAAGTAGAATATGTAGAAAATGAAATTATCCAAACTGTACGTGGTATAGAATATGCTAGAGAATTAGCAATCTATGCTATGTGTAACTGGCATACTGGTGACAATAGATTGACTACAGATCCTCTATATGTTGCAGAGCATACTGCTCTATCTCAGTATAGAGATACAACAATTATTAATACTACTGCTGGAAGTCCACGTTGTGATGATGTAAGAGCTGCTATTGATACTCTTGCATATCTCTTCGTAGATGTTCTATCAAATAATGCTGCTAACGTATACCTTGATGGTGCATACTTAATTGCACGTAACAAAGATCTCATTGCTGATCAGGTATTGTTAGATGTAGAGAAGAAATATCCTAATGCAAATCTATCTGATCTTAACCAGAGAAAATGTCGTAGAGACGTTGGTTTAATTCTTGGTGGATTGATTCGTGACCTTGTACTTGGTGGTAACTCTGGTATCGTTTCAAGAGCAGAGTTATACTTCACAGGAACGCAGTTAACTGGTATTGAGGCAGGAATGCTTGCTCAAACCATTTACGCTTATCAGAAGGTCAAAGAGTACGCAATCAACGCACTCTCTAACTGGACTGGATACGCTGGAACTCATACATTTGTTAGTGGTGTTTCTGGTGCAATTACTCCTAATGCTGGCGGTACTAAGACAGCAGCAACTGGAACAACTTACAATGCTGCTACTGGTGATCTAGTACTAGAGATTGGATCTCATAGTTTGACAACAAGTAACACTGTTCAGATTGCTGATGGTGGTGTTACATTTACTTGTGACTTGGATGCTAACTCCACAAACCATGCTTATCCTCGTGCTACAGACCCTGCATCTGGAGCAAACCTTGCTATTACTGCTGTTACAGGAACTACTATTACAGTTAATGTTGGTTCTTCTACTAACCTTCCTCATGTTGCAACAGCAAATGCTGCTACCTATACTGCTAACACTGGTAATTTAACAGTAACATTCCCAACTCCTACTAAGGCAGTTAAGACATCACATAGAATTGCATTTAGAGAAAATGCACTTAAGTTTACTTGTGACGTAGATAGTAATGCTACTGAGCACTCATATCCAAGAAGAGTTCCTGCTGATAAGAAAGCATACGGTAAATCACTTCCAATTACTAATGTATCAACTGCTGGTGGTAATACTACTGTTACATGTAACGTAGGTGCTGCTGGTACTGCTAGTTCTTCTACACACGCATTTGTAAGTGGATTAGCAAATGGTATTGTTATTGTTTACGATCAGGTTGTAACTACTTCTCCAATTCCTAAGTACGAAGATTGGAACATCACTCTATACACAGGTGGTACTCCTAAGTGTGCTAACATTGCTTCTTCTATTGCTACAGAGATGGATCTGTTAGAAGACATCTTAGATGGAACAATCCTTCCTGGTGCAACTACACAAACAACAGGTACTTTATACGATACTTCATTACTAGCAACATATCCTGATAGTTACATCTATGATGCTAACAATGTTAGGTCTGCTGTTCGTTCTGACTATGATGATTATCCAATTATTGAAGCATCTCCATATACACAGAACTCTTCTGTTATCTCCTTCTTAGGTGGTAATGGTGCATTCGTTGATGGTGC